CTGAATCATAAGGTGTGCGTATGGTTAGAATAGATGCGCCGCTATTTGCTTCTACAACTTCAGATAAAAACTTATCGTTATTATTCTCTATAAGAATGTAGTCCCCTACCGAGAAAGAACTTCCGCCTTCAACGTTAACGGTCCTACCGCTGACCGCTACAGGTCTAGAATAATTTTTCTTGACGTATGCCAACTCATCATTTCTAAAACTCAAGGTCGTATTAGTTGTAGTGAAAAACTCTACATCATTAGGACTTAAATCAACAAACCCATCATCGGCTTGATGTTCGTATCTCTTCAGTATAAATTTGATGTCTTCATCCTGATAAGATTTCCAAGCACTATCGTTCGTAGAGGTAAATAGAACACCATCGCCCCAATCGTTAGTGATCGATGCTCCAGTTTCTAAGTCAGCTCCGCCAACCTTTGATGTGAATAGCAAGTAGTCTGGAGAATTAGCATCAGGAATAACTACAAAACAATACTCTTTATTAACCATAAGCTTGACAGGATTTTTAAATCGGAACGTTGTCGCCGAAGAGCCATCATTTGATGTATTAATTTGATTAGAACGTAAGTGCTTTGTACCAAAAGGCAATACAGCTTGTGAAGGATATCCGTTTACGACTTCTCGTAACTCTAAGGTTGCTCCTACGCTGGTTGACTTAGATTTAAAGAACACATCAACACTACTGATCATTGACATATTTGCTCCGACTGCTTGCGCTGGTCTTACAATAAAAGTCTGTGCAATAGGATCAGTTCTCCACTGTCGTGTGAACGATCTAGTGGTTATGTTTCGCTCAACATCGAATGTTGGTGTACGAGTTGTTTGGGTTAAGTCTGACTTGCTAACCTCGAAGTTGTAGGCTCTGTATATTGCTTTACTGTATGAGGTTTTTCCGCTTTCAATACTAGAATACTGATCAACGTCAGTGATCTCAATTGCTCTTTCTCCTACAAAGAATCTTGCTTCAGGAATTGCAAAGACTGCCGCAAGAGTGCCTTCTGTATCAGTACGTACAGCAGTAGCGAGTGCTCCGCTTACCTCAACGTTTTCAACGTTGTACTCTGAATCAGAAACGACAACAGGTACCTGAGATAAAGATCCTGCATTATTAGCATTAACTTGTCCAGGATATATATGAGCGTCTATGCTAGTACCATCTAAGAAGAAGTAATGCTTAGTATTAGGTCTCAGTCCTGTTACTAAAATTTTGACTTCCCTTGATTGCATATAAGGAGACATGGTAACATCTGTTACAAAGTTTCCTACACTACTTGTATTAGTTACGCTTGCACCTGCTACTAGACTTGCTGTCGAAGATGTAACAGTCGTAGTCTGAGTATTCAGTATTCCATTATTTCTTACACTTGTAATTGGACCACTAATGGAACTTATATCTTCTGTCGTTAAAGGAAGAACTTCTTGAAGATTGTCAACTAAATCTAATAACGGGGTAGCAATATCAATCTCCAAATTGATAGCTGGATTTTGAACAACATCATATCCCGCATCGAATGGAGGACTAATTGAAGATTTGCCTGCATAGTTATAGTAATTAGATACACAGTTTCTAAAATTAGTAGCATATGGCTGGCTGATAACAGTTTTACGTGTACCAGTATCTCCGAGAGTTACTACATCCTGATATATGTTTGCACCCTGACTTGAATCAACTTTTAAGTCGATTGGAAACTGAGTTATAGATGGAGTAGCAACTGTCCTAGACTTATCAATTGCGGCACCAAATTCTGGATCTACTACAGAGGCTATACGCAAATCTCTAAAGCTATCAACTAAAATGCCATTTTTGAATCTATCATTACCACTTGAGTCTGGAATAAAGATATCCTTTGTTGAATTCTCTAGTAAGCTAAGAGACACTGCTTCTGTCAATCTATTAATTTTATCATCGATGCCAGCAATCTCTTTCATTGTATAATTTTTTGTAGAAACGTCTGTCACAGTAATAGGATTATTACCTGAGATTTTGGTTATGTTGCCAGGAATAAATATATTACTTAGTGGATAGAGTCCAGGAATATTAGGCACACTTGGGTTTTCTGCTTCATCGCCTTCATATAAAGTCAAGTCTCCAAACTCGTCAAAAATTACACTGTCTATACGAGACATGTAGTAAGACTGATCTGAAATAATAGTTGCTTCGTTTGAAGGAGATATTCCTTTATCGATTGCTTCTGATAAGCTATTAACTGTACTAGCACCACTAACGCCTAGAGAGTAAGAAGCAGTTGCTTGTTTATACGGTCTGAAATCAAAGCAGTTCATTAAAGTATATTCAATAGAATCTTTGCCTAAAAAATTTCTTACGATGTTACGGTTAGGCAAGGTGCTATAACTATTAGCTGTCAAATATCCACTGCCTAAAGTGGACTGTCTACGCAACACTTTGACTTTAACTCTTAGAGTTGTGCCATGCGTTACTACCTCACCAGCTTTAGCTGTGATGAATGAATGATCATACACATGGTCTTTTTGATTGTTCACTAATTTAAATTTGCTAGTAATATCAACCAAATCAGAATTACTAGTATCCATAACTTCTAATAGTTGAACTGCATTAGGAACACCAAGTGAAGCCATATTAGGAACACCGAAGACAGGCTCTAAGACCAAAGATCCCGTTAAGTCGTACTTAGTGTTTACGTAAATATCTAATTCCTGAAGACCGTCTTCTTGTGTTGAAGGTATAATAGCATCGTAGTAAATAAAATCTGGATTACTACCAGTTATAGTTACTTGAAGGTCATCATCGTTGATGTATTGTGCAACACATGTACATACTTGGTTACTACCACTAGACACGGCGATGACAGAAGAGTTTGCTACAGGCTTATGATCAACAGTAGAAGCGATTGTCATCACTCCACCAGAAAGACCTGTTACTGCTCTTCTAACTCTACGTGTAAACGAGATATTAGATATACTATTGATACTACCTTTACCCGTGTCAAAGATTTTGCCACCAGAGTTAACTCCATATATCGTTCCGTTGTTTGTGATAGGAGTAGATCCAATCTTGCCTATAGGAGTATTCTCTTTAGTATCATCTTTTTTAATATTGTATATGAATATCTTTCCTGGAACAACATTAGAGATTGAGCATGTGCCAATAATGTTAGCAGGATTCGCCCCGTCTTTTAAATTGACTGTTGTGCCATCTACGGCAAAGTCATCTAAAATGTCACCGGCGGCAGCATCAAACGTAACATACTGTCCGTATTGAACTCCAGTATATTGATTTTGCTTACTCTGAGTAAGAGTAGTTGGATTGATTAGTAGTTTTCTAGGTGAAACATTGATAACTTCTCGACCGAAGACGTATGCCTTTCCTGGAGAAACTACAGCATATGCATTACCTGCTTCTTGATCTAGCGTGACCTTAAGTCCTTTAGTCACATAGTTACCAGACTCATCGAATGTTCTACGTGCAAGTTCATCGCCTACTACATTAAATTCTGTTCTATCACGAATACGCACTGCTTCACCGCCGACGTAACGAACAAGAGCAAAGAACTCTTCTGGCTCTGTAGCAGTCGAGTAAGTGACAAGTTGTGGCACTAACTGAAGTCTATCAGCGCCTGGTGCGTTTTCATTATTAAACCCAGCGGCGTTGTCTAGCAAAGTTGTGTCTTGATTTGAGGTAATCAAATTCTCTGCAACAGTAAATCCTACAGAAGATTCTCCTGGAATATTAGAGTACTTTGATACGATGATGAATTGGTTATCAACAAAGATGAAGTGACCTTTTTGGTAAACGACACCTTCTTCNCATGAAACACCAAACGATCTTCCTGCGTGACCAACAACTGTAGCAACTGTAACAGACTGAACTGTATTACCATTCGAGTCCTTAATGATTAACTGTTCACCTTGACCGAACTGCTTCACATCAGAAGTACTAGCGCCAACAACTACAGTATCATCAAATCCAATATAACTAATATAAAAAGTTTTAAGATCAGGATCTTGAGTTTGGAAACCATTTTCGCCTAGAATAATCTCAGCAACAAGACCACTTGTTTTACCTGTTACAGTGTAAGTAACCGAGTCAGTTTGGTTATATAGGGCTGGGTTAGTGAAGCCCACAGTGTCATCTAGTTTGACATAGAATATATCTGGACGTGAGGTAATGTTAATACCACTAATGATAGTACCTTCTTTGTAAACATTCGAACCGAATCGTTCGACCTGCTTCTGAAGAATGGTTTGAAGTTGTGTTAGTTCACGTGCTTGTACGGCTTTTGCGGGCTTAAACAGAATGCGGTTAAACTGTTTAGCTTCACTGAAATCGTCATAGTACGGATCAACGTTTAAGTCTGTATTAATGCCCATGTATTATACTCTTTTCCTAGAAATCGAAAATAAATTTAATTTTTTCTTTACGTGTCGCCTGTCTCTGAATAGGGTCAAAGTCTACAAAGTGTAAAACTTCTCCACTATAAGCAGAGTATTTGCCATACGTAACGTCTGTACTAGCATTATTTATAGTAAGTGTACTTGACGTAGTTGTGGTCAAGTTAGGTTTTACTGAAATAATGCCACTCTGAAATGTATTCTGAAAGTCTCCATAGTAATCTACGAGATAGATTGTAGTGTTGACTCCAGAATAAACACTCTCATGAATTCTTGCTGTTATTGTTTCCTGATTAGAGGAGTCTAATGCTATCACTTGTTGAACGTAATGTCCAGCGATTGCCGTGCTTGTTTGGTCTCCAGAAATACTAATTGTTGTTCTGTTATCAAACTGAGAAGGCAAAGTTGCATCAGAGAATTTAGGATTCTTTATCAATCCTACTTTACTATACGAATTAGAATTAGGTATCGTAACATCTTCTCCAGAGAAGTTTGTTATAACTGCAAGCCTACTCATTGCTAATTCGTTGATGACATCAGATCCATGTCCACCCTTTGGTGAGATAACACATCTAAGATCAGCGGCTTGAGCAGGAGTATAATTGAGTACGAGTGCAGATGGAAGTGCCAGTTCTGCTGTCGCATACTTATACTCACTACCTCTACTCATAAATGCCACACTCTTAAGTGTACCGAACTGATCAATTACTCCATAAGCAACACATGGAGTACCAGTAGAGGTACTTCTTGTTACTTTAATCTTAGGCACAATCTGGTAAGAATTGGTTCTCCAGGTATCTGCATCGCCGTCAGTCGCATTTATTTTAAGTTTGACTCGTAGGTCGTCCGGTGTCTCACTACTCAATATTTCATATGCAGTTTTAACATTACCCGCAGTTCGTATTAAATACATTTCTTTGTATGAATCTCTAGCTTCATATAAATCGAAAGAAGGCTTTTGATATGCTGATAATTCAATCTCTGTTACAGTACTAGATCCTTCTACCAGTTTTGCTGATTCAAATATCATATTACTTGCAGTGTTGATATGATCACCGGGACCAAATACATACTGTGAAAACAAATTAGTCTCTGTACTCTCAATGATGATCTGAGATATATTTTCCTTTGCAGCCGAGATAACTTTTTGATCTCCGTTTGCTGGATAAGGTAGAGGTAAACTATCACTAGTGCCAAATACTATATTGTCTGCTGATCTAACTGTGAATAGATATTTCCAAATATACTTGTCTGCTTGAATGATCTGCTCATAAGTATTTTCGTCAATGCCACTGAATGAGGGAGATACTAAAGAAGGACTACCATAATTGTTTTCAATACATTTAAATACATCATAGTCTCCTTCTAGATTCGAGACAGTAATGACACCATTAAGAGTTGCCATATCTTGAGTGTCATCGAAATCGTCATAGACTGTGTTCAGTGTCCAATCATTTTTATAGAACATATATCGAATACTATCTTCAGCTACTTTGTTTCCAAATATAACTCTTCTTTGAAACTCTCGCTTTTCGAATTGAGTGTTTGCAATTGAATTAGGCTTATCGACACTAGAGCCCATAATGTAGTATGCAGATTCAGGCATATTAGTTTCGAGTTGAGCCTCAACAATATCTTGAATAGCTTCTCTCTGAGGTGCATCCAAAGTTACGCCACTCGTATCAGTAACATATGTCTCCAAACCTGCCAAGAAGTTTGCCGCAATAGTTGGATTTACACTAGCAAAAGTTGAGAACGTTTCTTTCGTTGTCTCTACTTTAAAATTTTCTGTAATGATCTTTGCCATTATATTACCTTAAGTTCCTATCGATGATGTTACAACGTTACTCGCTGCCAAGTCTAGTCCAACAATCTCTGTTATTAAATTCTCCGATGAGCCACCTTCTGTCATCATATCTTCTTCTGATCCTTCTGTTACGTAGTCTTCGCTAGTTAGATCCCATATTTGAAATTCAACATCAAGCGTACTATTTAAATTACTGTTACTATTTATGAGAGGGGAACTGAAGACTTTCGTGCCAGCTACTCCAACAGTATCTTTAATTAACTGAGTATATTTTTCAGGATCAATTACTGTAGATATATCGTAAGAATATTCTTGATAGTAATCATTGTCATGTAAGTATTTAGTGCTGTCACTCAAGAAAGATGTACTAGAACTCCATTTACCTTCTGTTTTTCCTGGTCCAAGAGTTCGAACTATAGCAGTCGCTACGTCTTGACCACTTGAGTTTCGAATAATTACTTTTTCATTGTCTTTATATCTATAACCAGTATTAGTCACATCAACTCTTTCAATCTGTCCTTCTAGATAACTAGCATCGCCTGTTATCACAGCATTTCTGCCCATAGGTAAAGAAGTCATGTCAGGTCTGACATTTGTAAGAACGTATGAGTTGTTACTAACAGATATACTAAACGCTTCATCAAAATCATAGAACGATAGCTGACGGAAGTAGAAGTCGTTACCATCTCTCTTTAAGAATCTACCCTTTGCTGTGTAATCAACAAGGTCATCTGTTTCAAAAGATGGGTCTTCAATCCTAACAACTTGTGTTACAATTTGTCCAACTTCGATTAAGAAGTCTGGGTTAGCGAATGTAAGAATCGTATCTCGTTTATCGAACCTAGCAACGTCAAGGTATTCAATCTCACTAAACACATCGTTGACAAAATCAGAACCACTACTTGTCACATTAATACTTGCTATCGATCCAATCTTAATCTGTTTAGAATTGAAGGCATCTTTAATTCGAGTGTTCAGTGTCTCTGCGTTAAAGTCTTCAACAATCAATGTACCACTCATACCATAGTTAGTTGCAACTACGTCAGTCACAGTACCCGTACCTGTAGCAGGACCAGATGCAGTAAATCTTGTGCCTATGTTATTATCAGCCGCACCAAAGTTCGTAAAGTTTGTAGTACCTAATGTTTCAATCTCGTAGATGCCTGGATTTTGCATAGCAGTCGCATTGATAATAACAGCAAGAGGTTTATCAGCAAAGTCACCAATGAAATCAGTAATCACTCTTACTTGTTCTGTGTTATCGATATTAGCTACTTCAAAATTAGCAGTCGCATTATATCCAGCTATTGTACTAATCCTAACTGAGGTATTACTACCAATTGTTATGTCAACAAATTCACTCGCTGGCAAAGCGTCAAACTT